TTAGATAACCCAGGAATATATAGTGAACACCCTGGAAAAAGTAGGAAAAAATATAAAAATTTGCTAAATAAATGTAATAAATATAAAAAAACAGCAAAAAAAAGAAAATGTAATTTAGACGAATACGTCAAATTTAGTGGCGCCGAAACAAAAATTTAGGTGTTTGAAATATAAAAAGGTGTAAAAAGTTGATTAAAGTAGATTTTTTGCCCCACTTTTTATAAAAGTGGGTTAAAGTAGAATTTTTGCTCTACTTTTTATAAAAGTAGATTATATGGAGAAACATGGTATATTTTTTTATATTTTTATAGGATTTATTCTTTTTCTTTGTTTAGCTATATATTATCAATCAGACGCATATAATCTCAAATGTATCATAGCATCGGAAGACGGAAATCGTTATTGCGTTAGAGAAAGGGAAAAACTAGAATTAGCTGCAAATCTTTTAGCACAAGTTACACAAAAAATGAAAGATATGGTTACCTATATGAATTCCAAACATCCAGAAGATGAACGCACCAAACGGCTCGTGGAAGGGTTTAATCCAAAAAAAATCAGCGAAACATTGCCCACCAGCGAGTTAACTGCTTATAGTGAAAACAAAGGAGAGAAAATCGCCTTTTGTTTAAACACTAGCAAAGAAGGTAATAAACTAATCGATATTAATACACTCACCTTTGTTGCCTTACATGAGTTATCACACATTATGACCGAATCTATTGGACATAAACAAGAATTCTGGGAAAACTTTAAATTTTTATTACAAAATGCAAAAGAAGCGGGTATTTATGACCCGGTCGATTATAAGAAATCACCACAAGAATATTGCGGTATGACTATAAACGATAACCCATATTATGATTTGACATAAATTCAATTATCGTTATATTGATTGACAGCTTCTATTATATTATTTATACAGACTAATTTTTTTTGTATAAATGCGATTCTGCTTTCATTTCCTGGAGTTTCTTTCAATTCATCTAATTCACATAATAATTTAATAGCGCTGGCTATGCTTTTTTTAAGTATTTTCTGGCAAAAATTCTTTGTCAAATATGTCATTACAAAGTAAAAGAATAAGTTTTTAATTTATTTACCAAAGATAATAAATTAAAAATAATAATAGATTTATATATATGTCAAAATCATCATCTATAAATTCATCAGACACAACAAAGAAAGAATATTTAGATACCAATATATATAAAATAAAAAAACTAGTAAACGGAGATATAGAAACTATATATGTTTTTAATGGTAGAAAAACCGCAGAATCAGACGAAGAATTATTTAAGACAATATTCACTGAAGAGGAAAATGAAGAAATTAAGACACAACGAGTATCTGTAAAGTTTTCGGACCAACAAATTCATTTTGACGATTCTATTGGTACTATTAAAATTAAAATACTGAATGAACTCAAAAAAGAGCTGGCATTGGATGAAATCTATCTCTATTGCCAGAAAGTAGAAACGTTAAATGCGGTCTCTGTTTATCAATCGCTTACACAGAAAAATAAATTGGAATTAACCAAAGTCAGATTAGAACAATTCATGTCAAATATTGTTAGTGATGAATACGGCAACCCAATTAAAATGCCAGAAGACAAGGATTTTTACACATTTGATGATATTTTTGAAATGAAATTCAATAATAAAAAATATATTGTAAACAAAGTGTTAGGTCAAAAATTTTTTATTGTTGAAAACGAATATCCGTTTGTATGCAATCCTTATGATGTCAATGATTATGACAAATTTCTAGAAAAATCCGCTCGAAAATCGTTAACCACATTAAATAGCCATTTATTATTAAATAGTGGAAACATTGTCGATAATAGTATTTATTTATGCTTGGCGGAAGACGTTATTTCTTATATGGGTAGAAAAGAATTATCCGAAGAAACAACTATGAAAATCTATTATCCATTTTTATATAACAAAAATATTAATAATTTGGAAGACATTGAAAAACAGAGAAATAAATTAATTCAAGCGAACCAAAATTTGCTGAATGAGAAAACGCTCAATACATTTAAAACGATTGACATGTTTTATGATGTTTATCATTTCAAAAAAACCGAATTAAATTACATTAGCAAAGGAATCAAATATATTAAAGCGGTTTTACGACCTGAATTTTCCATTAAAATTCCTCTGGAAGTCATATTTAAAGTGATTCACGCCACATCAGAAAACCCATTGATTAAATATAATCCTTCGTCTAGGCAAGAAAACGTTTATAGACTTTTTACAGACAAAATTGCCATCGACGGTAGAAAAATCCCTTATTTAAAAAAAGCGACGATTTTCAAATTAAAAAAAACGATTGCTAGAAATAAGTCTGTTGCGGTGTATATAGAGACTACGAATATAGAAACAACGCATTCTTTAGTGTGCGAGTTTGACGAAGAAGGGTATATAACAATTATTTCGGAATTTACCAGTGGTGTTAGTATACATGATATAAATCAAATATTTAAAACCGCAGTAAATCCAATTATTACAGAAATAAAAAAAAATTTAGAGCAAAATGGATACAAATTAAATGTATTTAATAATGTAAACGACGAAAACATTGAAATAAAACAACTTACCTACGAAACACAAATAAAAATTACAAAGCCATTGGATATTGATGCTTACAAGGGTTGTATTTCAAGTGTTTTTATTAATGAAACCAATGCCTTCAAAGGGAATACTGTGAAATTGCGTTTTAAACGCGTAGCAAATTACAGTAATTTTACAAGTCAAGAAGCGTTTATTTTAGAAAAATCCGAGCAAGGGTTAAGAGGTGACCAAATTATAGAAGCTCTTTTCGATAATTTTAAAGATGTCTTAAATCGTAAAGAAGCCGAAGAAATGGTGAAAAAAATAGCAAATGAGATGGAAATTGAACATGGTGTTAGAAAATCTGATATTAAAATTAAGAGTAGTCCAGGATTTAAAACGAATATATCCCTTGAAAAGGAAACTGGTATCATAACGATTGTCACTGAAAACATTAACAATATCAATTATTTATATTCTTTACCAATTTATTTAGACACGTTAGTTCGATTGACACAAGATAAGAATTCTACCGCGTATCCGGTGAAAGATATAAACCATTTATGTTTAACAAAGGAAAAACATGATATATTTGTGGATGACATTATTTCGACATCGGAAGAGTCGGCATTAAAATCAGAAATTCCTTCTCTCGAGCCAGGTGACGAAGAAGTGCAATACAATAAATTTCAAACTGTGGAAATGAATAAACCTAAGGGCGCAATGAGTTTATTTTTTAATGATGACGATGATGAAGAAAATGAGTCAAGTAATGAATATGGGGGTGGTAAGGATATGGAAATAGACATTTCCGGCGGAGACGATGATTCAGATTCATCTATTTCAAGTGAGAATGACAACGAATCTAAGTCTCTAACATATAATGGTGTTACTGTTCCTAGTGGGTTAAGCAGCGGTGATTCTATAGAATCGAACGAAGCATCTATTGACACATCTCCTGAAGAATCTAAAATGAAAGATAAAACTGACGCCAAATTGGATTCATTTGATATAGTTTCTTCTCCAGAAGAATCCGTTGCATCAGAACAGCCTCTAGAGGAAGAGGCCATTGTAAAAGAAACTACTATTGTAGAAGAAGAATCAAAAGAACCAGAAGAAGAATCAAAAGAACCAGAAGAAGAATCAAAAGAACCAGAAGAAGAATCAAAAGAACCAGAAGAATCAAAAGAACCAGAAGAACCAGAAGAAGAATCAAAAGAACCAAAAAAACAAGAAATGGACGAAAACTCTTCGGATGAAGATGAAGATGACGTAAGAAATATTGATGGAATGAAACTAAACAAACCATATTATTTTCAAACTCTTATCGAAAAAAAGGATCCTATATTGATTTTAAAAGAAGACACACCACAATTTAATTCTTACCCTAGAACATGCAGTTCGAATATGAGAAGACAGCCTGTTATTTTAACAGACGAACAACTTGAAAAAATAAATAAAGACCACCCTGGATTTTTACGTGACGAAGATGTTGTAAAATATGGTTCGAATCCAACAAAACAATTTAATTATATTTGCCCTCGTTTTTGGTGTTTAAAAAATAATACGTTTGTTGACCCTAAAGATTTAAAAGAGGTGGTTGGAAAAGACGGCACAAAAGAATTAGTGCATCCTACCTGCGGTAAAGTATTACCAAAAAATGAAAAGAAAGTGAAACCAGGATATTATATATATGAATTTTATACACCAAAACCTGGTAAAAAAGACCAAAAAAAATACCCCAGTCTAATTCCCGATTCGCATCCAAACGGTTATTGTCTTCCTTGTTGTTTTGATAAATATAATACAGAAGGTAGAATGAAAGCTATGGATAAATGTATAAAAAAAGATAATAAACAGCAAGAAGTTCAACACGAAGAAATACGACATGGTGAAGAAATACGACATGGTGAAGAAATACGACATGGTGAAGAAATACGACATGGTGAAGAAATACGTGACAATGTAGAAGAAACACGTGTTGCTCCTGGAAATATCAAAACAAAAATATTCGAAGACAAGGAAGAAGATGAATATATTAAAGGACCTGACAAATTTCCTCTTGAACCTGGACGATGGGGCTATTTACCTGTAGAAATTCAATTAATGCTACGTGAAGTGAATGCGGATTGTCAAATAAGTAAAACGAATACCAATTTAAAAGATAATCATCCGTGTTTACTTCGTCATGGTGTAGAAGTGAATAACAAGCAATCTTTTATAAGTTGTATATCAGATGCTATCTTCTTCGGTAAAAGGGTCCTGGATGAAAATAATAAACCCACAAATCAAATGGCAAAAAATTTGACAATTAAGGAAATGAGAGAACGTATCATAAAATCTATATCGATTGACACATTCATCACCTATCAAAATGGTAATTTGGTAACCGATTTTAACGATTACAATAAAACAGTGGATGTGAATGAATATAAAATCACGAAATTATTTACAAAATTAGATATGAAAAAAGAAGACGATAAGTTATATTATTCAAAAGTTGTTTCAGCATATGAAAATTTTATTCATTTTTTAAGAGATGATGATGCGCTGATTGACCACACCTATTTATGGGATATTATAAGTATGCCAAATAAGTTTTTGTTTCCTAACGGCGTCAATCTTATTATATTTCAACTCCCCAAAGATGATATAACAAACAATGTACAATTATTGTGCCCAACCAACCATTATTCTTCTGAATTTTACGAAGCTAGAAAACCAACGGTTATTTTAATGAAGGACGATGGATATTACGAACCCATATATTCATATTCTACAAATAAAAACAAAATATCCATTACAAAAGAGTTCAAAGAATATGACGCAAAATTATCGAAAACAATGCGTGTCGTATTTAAAGAAATCATTAGACCTTTTTTCGATTTAATATGCGTGCCATTAGACAGTATGCCAAATGTATATAAAGCAAAGAGGCCTCTTTTGCTTTCTGATTTGGCGCAAAAATTAGATAAATATGAATATTCTATTCAAAAAATGGTGGTAAATTTCAACAATAAGGTTATTGGTGTTGTTGCCGAAGAACCTGAACCATCCAAACGAAGTGGATTTATACCTTGTTACCCTTCGGCAATAGACGAAGATATTAAAAATGGCCTAGATTTCGTATTCATGACCGATGTAACCTTATGGAACACGTATATTGATACCGTTCAATTTTTAAATAAATTGGATAAAAGAAGTAAAAAACGCAGAGCCGAGCCTGATATTCCGTGTAAGCCGGCATTCAAGGTAGTTGAAGATGAACACGTGGTGGGGATTTTAACAAATACAAACCAGTTTATACAACTCTCTCAACCCATTCGATTAGATGAAGTAAATACGGATTTAGACTTACCGTCGATAGATAACGATAACTATATCGTGAATGTAAAAGCGAAACCTATGGTTTATGCCGACACTGAAATAACTGTAAAACAAGACGTAGATAAAGACCGCGTGGATTATATTAAAAAAATACGTATGGAAACGAGTTTCTACAATGTATTTAGAACCACGATTCGCATTTTAATAAATGATTACGAAAACGCCAAAATCCGAGAAAAAATAGAAAATGAACTCTCGAAGGAATACATTATTTATTCTGAAAAATTAAAAAATATCGACGATTTATTACGTGAATTAGTGAAAGATAAAATACAATTTACAGGTGATGAAAATTATTACAAATTAATAAATGAAGTATCTACATGTATCATGAAAGATAAAGAATCCTGCTCTGCAACTCCGAATTTATGTGTAGTTACGGAAAAAGGAAAATGCAATTTAATACTTCCTGAAAAAAATCTCATTACAAATAAAGTTAACGAGCCAATTTATTATGGTAGAATGTCAGATGAGTTAATTAGATATAATAGAATTAAATCATTTATGCTTCAACCACAATCTTATTTATCCTTTGGTAATATTAGCTACAATTTAAGAGAGAACGAAATCATATTGATTGAATCATTGTTAACACAGGAATATTTTGAAACATTGACACCTTCGGTTAGTAATAAATATATCAAGCACAATTCATACGATGAAGTGGAACCTATTATATCTCAGGTATACGATAATACAGTGAATATGCTCGATGACAGCAAAAAAACCAATGAAGAATCTTGCAATAAAACAGACAAACACCATATTACATCTGGACTGTGGAAAAATTGTTTTCCTGCAAATTTTACCGAAATTGAATATGGTAAAAATATTTCTTGTTCATTTAAAATTATAATTGATTTAATAGAAAGGAAAACTGGTAATAAATTAACCACGAATCAGATTAAAAATGAGTTGTTTGAAGAGTATAGAAAGTATTTGAATGAATATGGTAAAAAAATTGTAGATATTTTAATTTTAGAGGGTAAGAAAACACTAGGGGACCAAGTTCACGGAGAAATTATATCGTTTGCCAGCTTTATATATACCGATAAATATTTTTTAACAACACTTGACTTATGGCTACTTATCACGAAATATGAAATTCCTACGATTTTTATATGTCAAAAGTGGATTTTACAGACGAAATACGAAAAACATGAAATGATTGGTTATGGTAATAAAGAAGATAAATTTGCGTTTATTTTACTACCTGGTTTTGGTCCAGAAAAAATACCCAAGTATAAATTAATTAAAAGCAATGATGACGAAGTGTTTATTTCATTGGACAGCTTAAATGGAGAGTGTTTAGATAGAATATATAATTTGTTTGATGATGTTATGGTTATAGAAAATTATTTAAAACATTTTACAAAACCTAAAAAGACGAACTATGAAAAGAAACAGCCTTTAAAAATGGTCATTGAAAGTGACTAATGTTGCGTATATATAATAAGAATATAGTTTAACTCATAGATTCTATATCGGAAGTATCATGATACTCTTCGACCGCGGCTGCGTCATTGTCTTCATCATCATCATCATCATCATCATCATCATCTTCGTAGTGTTCATCATCGTTAAAATTTATATTATTTACAAAATTAAAGGTGAATGACCGTCGCACAACAACTCTTTCATTTACATAAATAGCATCATTATATTTCAAATGGTCAGATAAATATTCGGCATTTTGTTTTTCCATATTATTAAAAGATATGTGTTTGTCATTAAATTCGATAAGTCTACCTGTCGCCACTCTTTTAAAATCATCATCATATTTGGTTATAATTTTATATGTTTTTCTACCAAATTGGGGATTAAATTTATGAAACACGATTAATTTTTGTTTTAAAATATAGGATGCTTCTCTTCTTTTATGAGTCAAATACGAATATTGAGACCTCATAAACAATAACAAATATGGTTTCATTATTTTTATTAATTTATCTTTTGGAAACTCTTTATGAACTATTATTTTATGTTGTAGAAATAATTGCTTGCAATATTGATTATAAAAATCAATCATAGCTTTAATTTCATCTATTAAAATATTTGACGGTGAATTTTCAACAAAATGTTTTATGGAATATTCCCTCAAAACATATTCATTGTTAATTTTAAATGAAGTGAGATTAAAGTCTACATTGAAAAATTTAAAAAATAATTCGGGGTAGTAATCTGTTTTATAACGTATATAAAAATAAATATTATACAGGGTTGATTTCTGAAATGGTATATTATCATATGGGTTTTTAATACACTTTGGTTCTGAAAAATGCATATGTGAATTTGTTAAAGCACAATTTGTAATTTTTATCAAATCGTTTATATGAAACAAATATTTCGATTTGTTATGAAAGATGCATATAACGTTTTTACCATTCGGCGTCAATTCGTTTAAACACATATCTGCGTTTACAACGATTTTGGCCCTTTTGAATTTATAATGATACACAAATCTATTTAATATGTGGTATGCTTTTTGAATTTTACAAAAATAATGAATAAATATCTCCTCCTTGCTATTTTTTATAAAAAAATTTTCCAATGATTCTTTTAAAAATGCGAATTTGTTTTTGACATTTATTTCTTTCGTTAATAATAGCAAACCAAACAACAATTTTATAATACCATCTATACCATCGTCTATGTAATTGTATAAAAAAACATTGTTATCTGTTTTTAAAATATTTTTTATTAGTAATTTGTAAGTACACATTATATAATTATCATAATTTATTTTTAATATATTATGATATACATTTATTACATTCATTACATTTATTACATTCAAAACTAAACTAGAGTGAACCAAAGTGTTGTAAAATCGTCAAATATGCTATCTATAAAAAAAATCCCCGCTACCTGAATCGAACAGGTGACAATTTGATTACGACTATTCATTAGATCTTGGAATCTACAGTCAAACGCTCTACCAACTGAGCTAAGCGGGGTTATCAATGGCCACGTCTCGGAGACACGAAAACATAAATATTCAAAGGTGTAAAAGGTCTCATATTATCATTGTTAAATAGATGACAGAAAACATACATTGAAAATTGGTTACTTTTGTGGAAATATTTTTCGTTTGTAATTCTGTCTTCTAAGTGTATATAAAATGTAAAAAAAGTATTTTTACTATTATTTTTACTATTGTTTTTACTATTGTTTTTACCATTGTTTTTACTATTTGTTTTTATTGTTTTTACTATTATTTTTAGAATCCTGGATTATAATTGTTGTCTTTGCCCATATCTGTCTCTTTAATCGTAACAACGTTGTTTTGAATTGCTATCTTATTCACACCACACGGGTCTTCTGGGTTTTCAACATTTCCAAAGAATTTATCAATTTCATCTTCTATATTCATTGGTTTATATTCACTCGTTGCTTCCAACTTTTGCATCTCTTCAATATCCAACACTACTTGGAAAGCACCTGTACCAAAGAAACCCTCTTGACCACACATTACATTTGCAGATACACCTCGTAAAGTATCTAGTTCCGCATGTCTAGCCGCCTTCAAGAACATTTCAGGCGTTTCTTCAAACGAAGCCTTGGCAATCGGACCAATATTGTCATTATTAATGCCATGTCTGAATATGGAAATCAACTTGTGAGTAAATGTCATTCTATCAACCAATACACTATAATTATGATAGTTAATATAGGTGCCGTCAAATTCTACAACTTCCACCAATTCATTATAAATGGCTTGTCTAGCTGCTTCAATACCAAGTACATTGTAAATTTCTATGATATCATTGCTCATGGTTCTTTTATTGTCAATGAAATCTAACCCTAATACGTCTAGTAAATTCGTACCTATCGTATCCAGAACCCATATATCTTGTTTCTTGAAAACGCCATTATGTTCTATCATATTGTCAACAATTTTTCTTAAAATTACTTTGTTAATACCTTTGATACCTCTTAACACCACGTTTTGTAAAAGTTGTTCTTGGAATTTTTTCAAAATATAAATTTGGTCAGATTGGTCTAATGGATTCATTTTTATTTTTTTTGACGGTCCGCCTTTAGTTCCAGCTTTCTTTAATTCACTCATTCGAATTCTAAAGACTAATTTATTCGCGTTGAAATCAGAATAAACACAATTAATCTCATCATCATAACAATTTTTAAGCGTGAAATTAACATCGTCCATGGTAATATTTTTCTCAAGCATGACTTCAGGGTCCATAACCATTCGAATAACCCATTTTGATTTCTCGTTTTCGTCATTTTGTAGTGATGTTTCTGAACATTCGGAAACTATATTTTCAAAAGCTCTATATTGTTCAATGGTGTCTTTATCTTCGCCGATGAGTGTATTTAAATCGTCAGGGTCAAAACATACTTCAACGGATTTCACGATTTCTTCTAATTGGGTATGCTCCAACATATACATAATCGTCTGGGCTTTTTCTTTCAAGGTTTCGTCTTCAGGTTTCAAGTAAACACTTAGAGAAGGATTTTTAATATCACTTGATAATGACAATATTTCTTCGATTCTTGGCACACCACGAGTGACATTGGATTTAGATGCGACGCCAGCAAAATGAAATGTATTTAACGTGTTGTGAACAACGACACCATAATCAGTCATAAATGTTTGATTTCCAGGAACTGTAAAGTCGTACACATAATTCGTTTGTTCAGGCGTGTAATATTCTATATTAATAATTTCGTCCCATAAAACATTTGATGTAATTGCTTGTTTTATTAATAATAATTCTGCATGAATAAGCAA